AACATCGAACTCCGACTGCTGCACCATCATCACCAGTTTGTCCAGATCGTCGTTCAGTGTTTCCGCGAGCAGATCCCCCCCGGTCTGATAATCGGAGCTGCGGGCCACCGCCAGGTCGCGGTAGATTGTGATGATATCGCCGGTAGTCGCCCCGGTTCCCAGGGTGACATTGCCGCCTGAAGATGAGGCCGCCCCCGATACCGTGTAATCCGTGGTCAAGGTCAGCAGGGTCGTGTCCTGGTAAACCTTGAGGTCGGCATCCTCGAAGATCGGGAAACCGTAGGCAAACACCGTCTGCGAGGAGGTTGCTGTGTACTGAACCCGAGGGTTCGTGTCGCTAACTGTTAGTGTTGCCATAAATATGCCTTAATATCTGGATACGTATTGTATCTGTTTGTCTGGTTTCTCACCCACCATGTAGTTTATGGAAGTTATCCCGCAGGGTTTGCTGCAGAATACCCGCAAGTCCTGGGTTATCCTCTAGTAGTACGCCCTTTGCCGCCTCTCTATACATAGTTACTGTCCGTCGGAAAAATAAAGCACGCAAACCATCCGGCCCCGAGGTTGCCTCCTGGTATTCATTGCTCGGTATCACAACGTGTTCTAGGTATTCCTTCAGCGTGTGTCCGTCGATTTGGAGGTGCTTACCTTTCGTTCTCTTAATTCGTTCGGGCACTCGCTTATCCCGGCCTGCTGCGAGCCATATATATTGGTCATACTCCGCTGGATTTAACTCGACGGTGGCGGATATAGGCCTCTTGCCAGCCTTTTGGGTTATGGAGATGGATTTACGCGGTTTGGTGATACTGATCTCGTTCTCTATAATTTCGTCGTCGGCTAGGCCAGCCTTTATAGTTGAGTTGTAAATGGGACTCACCATGTCCCAGCCGAGGGCACCCCCTAACACTTGGTGATCGCCCCACAGGGTACGACGCGGCATCAAGTCTTTGGACAGGCCCGGTGTGCGTGACCATATCCGGTTGATAACCGTTTGCGCGATATCCTCGCCCCGAGTTTCGCGCATGGTCGGGTCTATCACGCGCTCGACCTGCGCCACCAGAGATGTGTATGGGACAAACGTCGCCGCCATCCGCGTGAGGTACGATTTCGCATACCGCTTAGGATCATGTACAGCGTTGTTCAAATCCGACAAGCCTCGTACATAGGTGCGCGAGGACAAGTTCTGCGCCAGGGCCATAGTGATAGCTAATGCGACTTCGTCTGCCCCATCTTGGTCGGCGTACTTTATTACCTCCATCGCATCAGCGGTTAGGCCCAGGAACATACCTATCGGGTCAAGCCGGTTGAACGCATAGAGTTGGTCACCGAATCTTATGGAATAAGGCTGCATCCCCTTGCGCCTTTGCGCATCACGCACCCCCTTGTTATTGGACAGGTTGCCGACAATATGCCCCGAGGCCACATAGGGAGCTATCGCCAGGAACATCATTGTGCCCATCGACATACGAGCCAGGGCGAGGTCGCGGCGGGCGCCACCGGCTTTAATGTCGGCTCGAAAAGATTTTGCGAATGGTGCCAGTGGTGAGCGCGTGCCCACGAACTTCACTATATTTGTCGGCGTCCGAATGAAGGGCGTAATAAACCTCAGTATCGGAAGCTCGCGCACAAGCGCCTGGTACTTTTGGCCGCCCGCACCAAGCTCGTTGGTGAAGGTCTGAACGCGGGCAATGTGCATCGCGTCAAGGTGTATCGACTCCGGTGGGTTGTTGACGATTTCGTGGATGCGGGCGGCTGCTGCGTGGCCGGTTAGTCCTTCTTCTGCTGCCTGTCGGTACGCGAGAGCGTTGAGTTCCATCCGGTATCCGACCGCCTTAAAGAACTCATCCTCCGCACCGAGGAATCGCCCCGGGATGCGTACCGCCTCACCCAGGAAGTCCACACCTCGAGCCACAGCGCCTCCATTAGCAACAGACCGGGGACTGAGGCCCACGACGCTACTCGCTTTACCCAAGACCTTCGAGACATTATCGGCGGTGATTGCTCGGTATTTTCGGGCTTCGTATTTTTGTGCGGCATCAGAGGGCTCGCCGGTCTTGAGTGCGCGCCAGGCTAGTCTAAGCCCGTCACGAAACCCTTGAATGATACCAAATGACTGTGCCGCTGCCTCACCAAAACGCACCCCTGTGCCGGGGGTTACCTTGGAAATGGCCGCAGCCAGGAAGCGTTCCGGCACCTGCCATAAAGCCACGACAGTATTCGAGGTCATATTAACAGAGTGGGTTGTCGGGTTGGATAAAAGCCCGTTGATCCAGTATTCGAGGACCATATCCACGGTGGTTGCTTTATGGGCCGCTCTTGCTGCAGCGGCAACGGCAGCCGGGTCGGCTGCGTCGTCGATCATCTCTGCCAACTTAACCGTGGTCTTCACGCCGCCGGCTGAATTCAAAGCCTGGCGGAGTTGTTCGACCTGTAGCATCCCCGACTGTGCGGTGACCTTAAAGGCGTTTAGTGCGCGACTAGCCTCGGCTGCAGCCCCTGCTGCCAGGGACTGTATCCCCACATGGTGAGCCGCCATCTGCCGGAATGCGAGCATATCGGCCTCACTGGCGTTGCCCATTCGGACAATTTTAGCAGCGTTCTGAAGTCGCTCTGCGGATTCGACCAATATACTGCGGATTGCGATAACTTCCGCATCGTTAAATGCGCTACCTATCGGCCGGCCTAAAAGTTTCTCTAAATCTACCTCTGCGGCGTCAGCTTTAGCCTGGTCCACGGTACGCACACCTCGACGATTAACAACAAAGTGGTCACCCTGGTTGCTTATCTCGTCAATTAAGCGCAGTGCGTTATCAGTCGTGTCGAGGTGCTGGAAATTGATATTCCGCAGGCTGGGATCGCTGGCCGATGGTCTACCGGGGTCAACGGGCCCGGTAGAGGGTGTAATAATTCTTGCCGCCTCATCCGCCGACACTGCCGGTATCTTGCGCTGCTCTACGCCTGTGCGTATCTCATCAATCCTGCTTGTACCACGCAGTCCTTTTAATGCGCTACCTAATCCGGCGACCTGTACCGGATCATCCTCGACCAATATCGGCTCATCTTCTACCGGCGTCATTACCGGCGCTATTGAGGCGTCCGCCGGTATCTGTGCGTTATCAAGGGGTTTAGTGATTGCCATTAGTCCACCTTCTTGAATACGCTCATGTTCCCTGCTCCAGTTCTGCCGCAAGCTCGGGGTTGTATTTTTCCCAATGGGGGAACTGCATTAAAAATGCGGCAGATGGCAGAACCACCTTAGACATATCACCAGTACCCTTTGCGCTCTGTGCAGCAATCTCTGCTGTGTCACCCTTTGCCGGGTCATAATAGGTAAAGAACCCCTTACTGCTCTCGACTGCTTTCTTGCGGGATGCTCCAGATAGATTCTGGTCTTTATTCCTAAGACCAACTATATAACCATCAGCACCTTCGGGTTTACCCCAATCATCAGCAGGACGGTAATCATGCACATCACCATCTATTACTTTGTAGGTCTTGCCGGACTTCGTATCCTTAACGAACTTGGGCAGAGGCTCATTTGCGCCTACCGTGAACGGCATCGCTACATTGTGGCCTTCATCCAGTTTCTTGGTCATGTGCCTCCAGTTCTGGTGTAGGTTTATCACGCCAAGCTCGGGGTTCGATGTGCCTGTTGATGAATAGGTTAAATGATGATTGGGCGCAATCGGTTTATTGGAATGCAGTTTTGTATAGTCATAAAACTGTACGTCAGGGTATTTCGTCATAAGGTCTTCATACACGGTTGGTGGAACATCTGACAATACGTTGAGCCTGATACCTAGTTGATTGCCATTCTTCTGGGCTGCTGCCCATGCCTTACCCACCTCGTCATCCATCTTTGCAATAAATGCTTCTGGGTCTCGGATGAATGCCTGGTTCTGCATAAAGTGTGCCTTGCGCGGCCCCTTCAAAGCATCCTTGTCTACACCACCACCATAGGCACGATTACCACCTGATGTCGTTGCAAGGCAGTTATCAACACATGATGCGCTCTTCGCACATATGCTGATCTTTGCCTCTTTATACGCATGGTAAAGAGATAGCCCTGTAGTCTCGACACCACGACCATCTGGCATTAACAATGGGTCCTTTGCCTTGTTAACCCCGTGCCGCTTATATCCTACCTGTGCTTTTTCCATCTTCAGGTTGGACTTCATCAATTTCTTGATGCCGTATGTTTCTTCCAGCACCTTCTTTGCGGTCTTCAGTTTGACAGCACCTGATTTTACCGTTGCGTGTACTGCTCGTTTGATATCCTTGAATGTTACCGTGCCTTCTGGGCGCATTCCCTTAACGGGGGCTTTATCTCCGTATACACCGCTCAATATTTCGGTTCGTTCAGCCTGGACCTTCTCACCATTGGCGTATACCAAATGCTTTAGCTCCGCTGCCCGTGGTTCCTGTGGCATCATCAATCGTTGCTTATCAGGATTGAGCATCTCATCCACCTGTCTAGTCAAGGCTGCTTTAGACATCTTCTTGCCGTCTATAATCTCACCAGTAAGCGTGTGGGCGATCTTTCTAAACCCGGTGATAGATGTGGGCAGGGTTAACTTCTCTGACTCAACCATCTTGCCTTCACTTACATCCTTAATGCGTTGCTCAATCGCGCCATGTATACGTTGCTCAAGTTCTGTTTCTGGCTTACCGATGAAGAAATCATCAGCAGTGACCTTTCCATCCTTTACTGACTGATATAACTCTCGTTCAGGGGTTATTGGTTCCATATCAGGAAGTCCGGCTGACTTAGGCGCAACAGGTCGCGGGTCAGGACCCTTATGTGGTGTGCCGTGCCAGGACACCATTCCGAGCTGCTTCTGCAGGTTGCCGGGGCGCCCGGCGATAAGGTCTTTGACGGCCTGGAAATACTCCGTCGGTGGATACTGGCTTGGGCCTGGAGCGCCTGGCAGATGGCCCGGCACACCCCCCTGCTCTAAGACGTTAATGCGTGCCCCCTCGGCTGCCAAATCCTTAATTCCAGAGATGCCTTTTGATGCTAAGTATTCAGACGCCTGCTTTTCCCCTCCAAGTTTTGCAACCAACCACTGATACTGCTTCTGGTCGGGGCGTCCGGCGATAAGGTCTTTGATGGCCTGGATCGCACCAGGCCCGCCATGTTTAATGCTGCGCAATGCCGCCATCGTGGCAGGAACCAGCGCACCAAGGGCGCCACCTTCGAGGACCATTTTGACGCGACTCCCGAGCCGCTCTAACGCATCGGCATCCTCGCCAACTTTGGCATCGAGAAAATTAACCAGGACGTTATCCCAGTTGAACTGCTCACGCAGCAGTGTGGACAGGTTGCCAAGCTCGGGGTCAAATAAGACATCGGCAAACCCCCCAGCCAGAGTCTGCCGTATGAAACTCGCGCCTTTTGCTAATCCCCCGGCGGCACCAAACCCGGCAAAAAACTGTGTCATAGCACGAACAAGGTGCGCCGCTCCTTCATCTGCCGAATCAATCTCCGGTAATTCATAATCAAACCCTGCGCCACCCAGCACGATATCCGCTTCGGATGCCACATCCCAAAGACCCTGTATAAGATCACGCCCGCCGCCTGCCATTGCCGGGCCTGCCGGGTTGTCGGTAAGGGGCCGGATAAGGTCGCCAACAATGCCGGCGACTATGTTTTCATCAAGTTGTGCCTGCGGGTAAATACTCTTGACAAACTGCGCCACCCAGTGCGGTTTGTCATCTTCGCTCAGTGTCTGGGGGGGTTTAATGCGTGGATCAGGCACACCCGGTATATCACCGTGGCCGGGCTTTGATCGCTCCCCGAGGTTGCTCGCGGGAACAAACTGACTATGACTAACCTCTGGGCCCCAGCCCTTGGCGGCCTCGATAGGCGGCAGTGCCGGTTCACCGATGATTGAATTAATCGTTGCCGGGTCAACACCCCTGACCTTCAACTGCTGGCGGAGTAATTCATTCTGGCGCTGCTGCTCGGCCTGCTCGCCTGACTCTTTCGCCTCCTGCCATGCTGCGGGACTGTCGGCACCTTGTCCGGTGGCCTTGAGAATATCGCCCTTATTTTCGTCGCTTCTTTGCCTACTGCGCAGATAGTTTGCGGCGTCCGAGTAATATATCTCCCGGGTGCGGTAATGATTTAACCACTCCTCGGCAATATTGTCGTGGTCTTCAGTAGTACCGGCGACTATATTGCCCCATTCTTCCTCAATATTGTCGGGGTCCTCGGGCTTAATGCGGAAGGCACGGTCGTTCATTGCGGTGGCCGGTATGCTTTCCTAGCGTCCTCGCGGAGCTTAGTGGAAAAAAACTCAGCGTCGTCGAATGTTTTTTGTAGCTGCGCTTCCTGTTTGACACGATCAGCCTGGTTTTTATTTATCTTGTCGTCGTCGTCTTGTGATGTGGTGGGAGGTAACACTTTTTTTGTTTCGTTTTGTTTTTCCCAATCATCGTAATTTTTCTGCTGCTCGAAGATGTATAAAAACTGCTCTAATGTTATTTCCTCGCGTGTAAAGGCTACCTCGGCCTCCAAACGTGATCCGTATAAATTAAAGCTGCCATCTTCATTGCGCAGGGTATAATCCGGTTCCATGCCGGGGTCTTCTATTTTTGTATTGCCGATGTGGCGCAGCGCACGGGCGATGATTTTTTCAACCAGATCAAGCGGGTTCTCTTTAGGGTTCTCTGTACTTTTGCGATACAGCTCGCGTTTTGCGGCCGCCAGTGCGTTCGTTGTTGAATCATCAAAATCAAAGCCAAACACTCCTGTGACGACCTTACCGACACGGTAATCAATTTGCTGTAACGCCGCTTTATAGTTGTCAGATTTGGTTACTGATAGGTAGTTTGTGTGTAGGAGTTTTCCTAATATATCGACCCCTGTAGCCCCCGAGATGCCGTTTTCTTCTCCGATTACCGAATAAAGTCTGTCTACAAAATCGTCACGATCCTCATCATCAACACCCCTAAATAATTCATCATAAAATCCTAACGTTACTTCCGCACTCTCCTGCTTCGCTTGTTCGGCGTCAGTTTTCTCAACCACCCTTAAAAAAGCACCAGCCTGTGCAGAGTTGAGTTTTCGTTCGTCGATCCAGCCATTAACCACACTACGGGTTAGTTTCCCTCGACCGTATAACCCCCACCCGATTGCCGCCGTCGTTTCCTGATCTAGTTTCAACTGTCGATCTAGTTCTTTTTCTTTAATCTCTTTGAAATATTGAATTTCCTTTAGTCTCCCCAGCATCCGACTTTCAATTGTTTTACGGTCGTCGGATGAAATATCCAGAGCATCATTGTTTTTGAAGGTGAGATAGGCAGCATCTGCGTTACCGTCGTTCGCCTCGAACTCGAATTGGGTCATGTGGGCCAGGATGGTGCTCTTACTCATCAGCCTGCGCATTGTGCTATCAAGCTGGTCAGCGGTCTGAAATTTTGCTTCAACACCAGCAAGCCCGTGCTGGACGATGCTATGGACCGTATTATTAATACCAACAGACGTTACCGGCTCGCCGTCTTCGTGCCCAACATCATCACCCACGTCCCACGCAGACCCGGTAGGTATTTCACCATTCTCGATTCGGAAAAATAAATCCTTTTCAAGCTCACGCTGTGTTTCATTCCAGGTTACCTCCGACATGTCCCGCGCTCGCGCAAACTGTTCTTTAGCGATGCCGTAGCGGTATTGCAGCGCATATTCACCCATAATCCCCTGGGCAAACTTAATCATCGCAGGGTCTTTTAGCTGCTTCTCTGTGCCACGAACATAGCCGGCAACAAGCTGGTCGTAAGTGTCAACATCTGCTGGATGGTTTATTGCGTAGCCCTGAAAAGCGGTTTTTGCATCAAGTCGTAGGCGGCCTTTATATGCTTCCATCACGCCCTTGTTGAAGGCGTTAGCATAAATTGTGTCGTCTTCATTCAACCGAATTGTGCCGCCACCTCCCCCCATCGCTAACCCGGCCTGCAGTCCGCTTTGCTCGGCCTCTTTCGCAGCCTCCTTAAAAGCCACATCTCCCCATTGGCCCAGCACCCGGGAAAGATCGCTGGCGATCTGTGCCCCAGCCCTTGCCGTTGCCTCGGCCGGTGTCGTTTTCGGCCGATAAATGTGAGGTGGCGGTGGCGGTGCCGCGCTCGGTCGTGGCGGCATCGGTATATTTGGCGGCGGTGGGGTACTAATGCCTTGCCCATAGCCGAACGGGTTACGCGCCTGCGGTGTGCGCGGCTGGAGGTCCGACTGGTATCGTTTCGTGGTTGCCATCTACCCCCCCAAACTACCGTAGCGATATGCCGCATTAGCAAGACCACTAGCCGCATTGATATAACCGCTGGTTCGCACCTGCTTGCCCCCGATGCGGATCGACTCAGCCTCGAGCTGTGAAGACGACAGCAGGGATGACGCACTCATACGAGTGCCTGCAGCTTCCAATCGTATCGCGTCGGCTTGCAGACTCGCCGCGTCGCCTACCAGTTCCGCCTGTTCCAGGCCGGTTTCAAGTCCGATGTCCGCACCATAGCGGAGTAGTGATACCCGGTCAGCCATCAGCTTGGCACGTTCACTGCCGAAGAATTTTTTATCAATAATGCGCCGGGCTGTATTGCCGGCATCTATCGCCTGGTCACGCTCGAACATCTTGATATCCGCCCCCATCATCGCCAGCGGACTACCATCGTAAGCTTGAACCCCCTGCGCAGTGCGTAGTGCTACCTGGCTCGCCAGTGCACCGTTTAGTTGTCGGCGTCGAGCTATTTCACGGTTGTCGGCTTCTCGTTCTTCTGTGTCTACCTCCCGCTCAATCGACAACAGTAGTAGTGGTATCTCTTTTTCTTCAAGACCAGCCTGGCGCATCGCATACTCATAATTGAGCCTCGCCTGGCGCTTGACTGCCCCCTCGGCTTTTGCTGCGTAGGCATCATGCAGGCCAGCATACGCATCCTGTTGACCGGCATAAGCTGCGAGTGCCGCCGCATCTTGTGCCCCGGCTGCTGCTACTGCATCAGCCTGCGCCCCGGCTGCGTCCGCCAGTTTACTGCCCTGGACTGCACCCATAATAGAAGAAGCGGCGGATATAGCGCCAAAAATAGCAGGCCACGCAACCATCGTTTACGCCTCCACTTCGACGACCAGGCCGAGCAAAGTAAACGGCTGCGGGTCTGTCTGCGTGATGGTGACCTGGGCCAACCGGTCCCAGCCGTTAAGGAACACCTCTTTGATGCCGGTAAAGGGGTCCGGTACATCATCCAGAACGCTCTCACCCAGATTCCGATCAGGCAATAGCACGGTCGAGCTGGTGGCTGAGGTTGTGACATAGACGCCGAGTGATTCGTAAAGGTCCGCCACGATACGGATCAGCCGTTTCTTTTCAGTCAGGATTGAACCGTTTTCAAAGTTCGAGGTGATCGGCATAGTCTTCACGGTGACATCAAAATCAAGGCCGACCTCAACCGCTGTCGCAGCTCGCGCCAGCGTGATAGAGCCGCCCGATGGGGCCGCATCATCCATGATGGCGCCATTAGCCCGCACCCGGCTGGACTCGCCATTAAGGTGTGCAAGGCCAGTGACTGAAGCACTCGAGGATTGCGTTTGTGCCAGGTTGGCGTCGGTATAGGTATCGGGATCAGCCAGCTCCAGGTAGTAGACGGTGGAGCTGTTGATGGAACGCTTGACTGCGAACCAGACCTCGGTGCCCTCTACGGTGACTGCCTCGATATCCCCGGTGGTTTCCCATTTAGTCCATCCCGCGACACCCTGGTTGCGCAGCGTGTTGAACACAGCCATATCCCCGTTGGAGTTGACAACATAAACATAATTTGCGTCCTCGTTTGCCGTGCCTCGGCGTGAGTCCATATCAACCGGAGTCGTGATGAGATGGGACGCCAGCAGTGTGGCACTGTTTGATGTGTAAGCGTCCTCCTCCCAGTTGAATAGAAATTCTCTGATCGAGCTTAACCCGTAGTCAAGGAACAGCGTTGCGCCATCAATATTGACCGGCGGCACGGTGCTCGAGCCGAACCGGGTCTGGTTCTTGATTGCTATGTTGCCGGGCGTGATCGGACTCGATGAGATATAGAACTCGCCGCCGGTCGTGAACAACTGCAGGTGCCGTGATGGCATCAGGCCGACGAAACCGTTGATCTGGTTGGTGTCGAGGGTTACGTCGATTGCGTCGTCATCCTCCCCGGTATCGACATCAAAATTAAAATAATCAGCAATCTGCGACCCCCACAAGGTCTGCGGTCGCGACTTGGCACCACCGAACCACAAGCGTTGTTGGAAAAATGCCGCCGTCTTGGGCCAGCCCCGTGTTGCGCCCCAGACATCCTCATCACCCGAGCCATAATCAAACTGCGGAATGTTGGTTAGTGTGATGTTTGAAAGAGTCCAGCTTGTGTGCGCCGCTCCGCGCACCAGTTTGGCCGGCTGATGATCCGGGTGTACGATAATCATCGTGTCAGCCGACTGCGTGACATAGAGCTCTTTACACTGCGCCAGGGTGTAGGTCGTGGTTACGGTGGCCTGTAGGACACCATCCATATATACCTTGATCGCGTTGTTCTGGAACGCCATCACATAGGTCTGCTCGACGTTAAAACTGAAGGTAAACAGGCGCGATTCAGCGCCCAGCGTTGCCTTGTATGCCATGCCTGGGCGACGCTTGAACCCACCCTGCGGCAGCGCCAGGACATTGGTGCCGGTATCGGCGCCCTGGAAATACTGCTTTACATCAGTCCGTGCTGCCAGGCGCGGATCGAGCACACCGGCATTAAATGCTGTCTGCAGCGTCCGCAGTCTTGGCACTAGGCTCGCGCCTCGATAAACGGTGAATCAATAATTCCTTCGCTCGGTCGTGATTGAGAGTCTGCGAACTTCGCCCGGCGTAACTGGTTCTCAAATTTCAGCGTGTAGATCTCAGCCAGTGATCGGTTGCCGGTCACCGGAATAGCAAACTGTGACGCCAGGTCATACTCGAGTGTCTTGGCAAAATATGGTGGCAGCCGTGACTCGTCGGGTTTGAAGATGTAATCCAGGGCCACCGTATTTGAGTCCGAATACAGTTTGTTCTCGTAAATTTCAAAATCGACATCAGGGTAGACCAGGATGCCCATCAAATACGCGGCCGGTAGAGCGTAGGCATAAGTCCACTGATTGAGCGGCGTATCGGTGAACTGGCTGAGTTGGCTTTTAGCTGATGCGAAACGCCAGCGATGCGCACACAGTAATGCTTCAAAGGTGGACCCGTAGAGATTGGATGCCGCTTCCGCTCCCGAGCCGCCTTCGGTAAAGCTCGATATTGTGCCGTGCCCGATCATCAGCAGGGCGTTGGAACTCATCGAAATACTGGTCGCCATACTTAGTCCCTAAAAAGAAAAAGAAAAGGCAAGGGCCATGTTTCAGACCCCTGCCCTTCCAGGTTGTGTCCCCCCACAACGAGGAACCTATTACCCGATCCGATTAGTCGGTGTCGGTTTCGGAGATTGCGGTGCCGTCGGATATGTCAACCACATCAGATGCATTTGAAAGTACGCTGACGATATTGGTCGTCGGTGTGCTGGTATCGCACACCCAGATTATATCGCGCACCTGCAAAAGATCAGTCGCGTCGTTGAAATACCCCTCGGTATTTACAGTCGCAATCGCGTCGGTTGTCGAATAGACCCACATGCGGGGAGCTTTCCCACCAGGGCCCAACTGCTGTAAACCACTTAATGCGTATGCCATGATGTTTAACTCCTACTGGTAGCTGACGGATACAGAACCGTCACCGTCACGAGATACCGAACCGGCCTTCATTACACCGTTGCAAAGCCAGGAGGTCTTTTGCGCAACGTAATTCACTTCGGTTTTGATATCAATTCCAACCGCAAGGCCGATAGCACTTTTGTGCCATGCGAAACCTTCCCAGGTGCTTGCCGCATAGGGGAGGCCGCCTTCATCGCGGGACTCGATGATGTGCCATGCAAAACCCATCCAGGTATTCAGCTCGCCGGACATCAGCGCCTTAACGCTGTTGTAGTCGGAGCTGGTGACCGTGGAAATGTTCAGCAAGTCCTCAAGGCCGCCAGCAGATACTGCAAAATGCCGGTCGCCCGAGGGCACACCTTTGTCGTTGAGATGCTTGGAGGCTTCGACCACCTTCGCCACAGTCATACCGCCCGAACCGTGGACAATAGTGCCCGCCGGACTCGCTTCGGCAGCTAGAGCGTCGATAATCAACTGATCCACACGACGACCTAGCGCACCCGCAATGGTTTGTGCTAGTTCACGTTGCTCGTCAAAGTTGACCTCAGCAGCATCAAAAATGTCAGTGTACTCCGGCGCATTCCAGTTGCCGAGCGTACAAGTGATAAGAGAATGCGAAACGTCCATCGGCGTTACGTCCGCTTGGGTGGCCTTCTGGTTTGCCAGGCCCTTACCCATTTTGCGGAACTTGTAAATATCGCCGACTACGCCATTACGCACTGTAACGGTGTCGCGGAGGGACCCAGCAGTCTGAAACGCATGCTTCACGTCATCATCGAACTGAGTCACCGCAACCGGTGACAGATTTACGGACATAGTATTTGATCCTTATCAATGCCTAAAAAATGCCGGGCTTACGCCTGGCGCCTTTCGACATTCGGGTGTCCGCTGCGCGGGCCGAACGCTCACGGCGTGCGTGCCGTGTGATCCGACTCCGGTCAGGGCTCGATAAGGATCGAGGTGTCCGTTCCTAGAGCTGATAGTTGCACGGTTACGTTGTGGGCCCACTCACGCAGGGTATCCACCGCAACCGCGTTACCTACCTAGATATGCATTGTATCCATAACAATATCAGTGTTTCAAGAATTTACGCGGCAGTGCCATACGCCTCCTGGTAAGCGCGATCCACCTGTTTCTTATATTCGGGGTCTACGCTCATGCGCAGGTGCCCGTTTTCGGTTTTGGCGTAGCGCATCTGCCGTAATTCCTCGGCTGTGGTGTGCTCGCCGGCTTGCGTGACCGCAGGGTCGCGGGCCAGTTTAGCCTCTCGAGTCTTGCCAATAATATTTTCCAACAGCTCCACACCAATAGCAGAAGATGCCACCCCTTTGAATACCTCCCACTGCTCGGCAGTCAGGTTGCCCTGGCCCCAATCGGCCAGGTCGGTCAGCCGTGATTTTGCGTTATCGCCCAAGGCTGC